CAGTATAAAAAAAGACAAGTAATGGGTATGGAAAAATTTGCTACTCACGTTTGGAATAATCCTTTTACCGGTAAAACCACTTTTCAGTGGGCGGGGGTGATTGAGGAGAAACAAAATTCAATCATAAAAGTTAAAAAAATGATAGCTGATTATATAAGAGATGGAGGATGCGATGAATATGTTATGAAAGACTTTTTGGATAATGTTACTGGTTTTGGAGAAGAAACTGTAAGAAAGGCAGTCAAAGAGCTATTACAAGAAAATAATTTAGTAAGCAGACTGCCGGCAGAAGGTGAAAAGACGCTAAATGACATTGTGTTAAGGAAAAACACTGTTATTTATTCAATAAAATAGATACTTTGCCTACTTATAAGCACCAAGTAGGCACTTTGTGAGGGGAAAATGGCTTGCCTACTTGCGATACCTCTAAAGATTGCTGACACGGGGAGATTATGATGAACGACTTGATGTGTTGTTAAATATACCGATATTTAACAACACAGTTGTCTTCATCTGAAAAGAAATATATGTAATAAATAGTTTGCCTACTTGCATACTTGTATATATATAGAGGAAGTAGGCAAGTAGGCAAGGCGAAAAAAGAGGTATTTTACAAGGAGAAAGTCATTTATTTTTGCCTACTTGGAGGGTATAAAAAAAAATGATGCTCCAAGTAGGCAAAAGGGTTGACAAGACGCTTTTGAAAAGTGTTGTAATATGTGTAAATATATGAAAAAAAACATTTTAAGAGAAACTAAGGAGAGTGAAGTACAGCGTGAAATAATGAAATTTTTACGCCTCCGCGGCTGTTGTGTCTTCAAACATCGGAACGTTGGCATATATATCGCCAAGAAGAATAAGTATATTCCTTTGGCTGATGGGGAAAAAGGAATTTCGGATATAATTGGCTATATAGGTGATGGCACATCGCGCTTTATAGCCTGTGAGGTGAAACGTCGTGGCAAGACTCCCTGCAAGGACGGTAAGCCCAGTAAAGAGCAATTAGAGTTTATCCAAAAAGTTAAAGATAAGGGTGGGCTAGCCTGTGTGGCCTATGATTTAGATGACGTCATAAATATGTTAAAACAACAATGAACAGAGGCCCTGGAAAATATAAAATAGAATGTAGATTTTGCGGGCATATTCATTATGGCAGAAAAAGCTGTTTTTATTGTTCTACAGAATGTTGTATTAGAGATATGAAGCTTAAAAATAGGGACAGGCACTTATCCACAGTTTCTAAATCTGAAAAGGCATAGACAATTGTTTTTTGATATGCCACGATAATTTATATGGAAAATGAAATAAAAAAACTGATAAAAGCCGTTTAGCGGCTTTTTTATTGTCCGGCAATAAATTAAAAAAATGGAGATAAGGGAAATAAAACCATACCCGAAAAATGCTAAGAAGCACGATAAGGAACAGGTACAACGAGTGGCTGATAGCATAAAACGATTCGGATTTGTTCAACCGATAGTTATTGATAAAAACAATGAGGTGGTAATCGGACATTGCAGGTTAGAAGCTGGTAAATTGTTAGGATTGACAGAAGTTCCAACCATAAGTGTTGAAAATTTAATAGAAGAAGAAGTTAAAGCGTTGAGATTAGCAGATAATAAATTGAACGAAAGCGCGTGGGATATGAATTTGGCGATTGAGGATTTAAAAGAATTATCTCCTGAGATGTTTGACTTGACTGGGTTTGATAAGGATTTACTGATTGAGCCAGACGAAGCAGACGATATAATCCCAGAGAATGTTCCGAGTGTTAGTCATTTAGGCGATTTGTACGAACTCGGCTCGCACAAGCTCCTCTGTGGCGATTCAACGCAACAGGAGGCAGTTTTGAGGCTTATGGGCGATAAGAAAGCGAGGATATGTTTTACATCGCCACCATATTGGGTAGGATTTGCTTATGAAAATGAAAGTGAAAAAACAACTATAACCGAACATATTGAGAAACAAGCTAAAATATTGAAAGATTTTGTTCAAAGTAAGATTTTTATAAATACAGGTAATATAGCGAGCCTTACTACCGCAGAAAAGATAACAGGTAAGAAACAAGTTGTATTGTTAATAGACTGGTGGCAGGAAGCATTAAGAAAGAGTGGTTTTTTATTAAGGCATTTAAGAATATGGGCGAAGCAAGGAGGAATAATGCCGAGTAGGGCTAATGACAAATCTGATTTACACTGGGAATATATTGGTAATTTCACAACAGAAAATGAAACAGCTGGAATGATTGCTAATTTTTATAATGAAGACAGGGAATTGCAGGGTATAAATAAATTTAATGCGACTTGGGCTACAAAAGGAGTATGGACTGATATACCAGGAACAGCAAGAGAGAGTGGACACGTAGCAAGTTATCCTATTATATTACCATTAAGGTATTTTCTAATGTATACTGATAGGGGAGATTTAATTTATGATCCTTATGGTGGAGCTGGAACGAATATAATTGCGGCTGAAAAAGTAAATAGGAAATGTTATATGATGGAGCTGGACATAAAATATGTAGATGTAATTGTTCAGCGTTATGTAGATTATACTGGCAATGAAGAAGTTATTAAAAATGGCGAAAAAATACAAAGGAAGAAGTCGGAAAAAATCTAACAAATGATAGCGGAGAAGATAGACCAAAAGTTTTACGCAATAAGAAAGGGCAACTTCTAAAAGGTGTAATATTAAATCCAGAGGGGAAGAAGTTAGGAACTAAAAATCACGATACAGAGATTCAAGAAGCAATAAATAAATATGCTAAATTGAATAATATAAAACCCGAAGAAGTAGAGTTGAGAATGAATATGACATTGATTAAGAATATTCTATCAGATGATTATCGTTATTTTAAAGATTGGAAAGATAGAAAATATGGAACAGCACTACAGAAAGCTGACATCACCAGCAAGGGTGAAAAGATTGAAGGTATAACATTCGAAGTCATAACCAAACAAAACAATGAAGTTGAAAATGAAGACCAGCGAGATACTGGAGAAAAACCTGAAAGCGTTGCAGAACCCGAAGGTGCGGATAATTCTGAATCAGGGATCGAGCCGGTCAACTAAAACATATTCCATCTGTCAGTTATTTATAGCATTACAGCACAAGGAGTCAGCACTTTTTACAATAGCAAGAAAATACCTGCCGTCATTAAGAGCTTCAGCTTATAGGGATTATTTAGAGATTTTAAAAGAAGTAGATATTTATAATCCTGATAATCATAACAAGTCAGAGCTTTCTTATAGAATAGGAGATTCTGAATGCGAGTTTATATCGGTTGACCAGCACGAAAAGATTAAGGGCAGGAAAAGAAAATATCTTTTTATGAATGAGGCGAATGAATTTGACTATAATGATTTTGTCCAGCTTTCTTTGAGAACGACAGGGAAGATATTTATGGACTTCAATCCTTCGCACGATAATTATCACTGGATTGAAACAAAAATAAAGACAAGAGATGATGTAGAGATTATTCACTCTACATATAAGGACAATCCTTTTTTAGAAAAGGAAACTATAAATGAGATTGAGAGGTTAAAAGATAATGATCCGAACTTGTGGAAGATTTACGGGCTTGGAATAATGGGCCTAGTAGAAAACTTGATATTTACTCATTGGCAGTTAATTGATGTATTGCCGGAAGGAGATGATTATTATGGATTAGACTTCGGATATAACAATGCTACCTGCTTATCTTACATAGTGGAAAAAGACAAAGATATTTATGGCAAGGAGATAATTTATGAAACAAGGCTTACGAACAGAGATTTAATAGCCAAAATGGAGCAGTTAGAAATATCAAAGGATAAAGAGATTATAGCTGATGCTGAAGACCCTGGCAGAATTAAAGAGATACAAGAGGCTGGATTCAACTGCATAGCATCTGATAAGGGCAAAGACTCAGTCAAAAAATCAATTGACGAATTAAAATCAAGAGGGTTTTATATCACAAGAGATTCACCAAACGCGCAGAAAGAATTGCGAGGATATAAGTGGAAAGAGAAAGACGGAAGGATAATTGATGAACCGGTAAAATTTAACGACCATTTTTTAGATAGTATTAGAGGCGCAGTTTATACGCGCTCCAACAGAACAGGATTAAGTTTAGATTTTATATGAAAAGAAATATAATTAAAAATAAGAAAATATGACAAGAGATTTCAACGAAGTATTAGCATATTATAAAGAAAAGTTTAGGGGAGAACCTGATGATTTTATAAAAAATTTAGCGTTATCTGCGTGGCAGAATGTTAAGGCTGATAGAGTCAACAGAGAAATGGGAGCATATCAAGAAGCAATGGCGGCAAGAGGATTAAGGCATGATACATTTAGATGGATATTAGAAACAGATAGATTGATATCGAGGATAAACAAAAAGTATGGGTTTAATATAGTTACAGTTCCGATAAAATGTTTATGGGGAAATGAAAAGTTGAAAGTTATTTTATTTGTTATTATTTCAAAAGTGTTAAACAAAACCTGGGACGCGCTCACTGGCTGGAATGATATGATGAATAAAACATTAAGCGATGTGCCGGAAGAAGTTAGAAATCATAAATTAGGGAAGTTCGATTAACAAATTCAAAGACTTTTTAAAAAATATAATCCAAAAGTCATACTGGGTGAGTTTAGTCAATTCAATCGGAGAATCCACAACGGGACGCCCAGTTGAAAAAGATAATTTTGACGCCTACGAATACAGTTGGCTGGTTTATCGGTGCGTAAAAATCATCTCACAGAACGTAGCGAATCTTAACTTTCATTTATACAGGCTAAAAGGTGAAAAAGTTATTGAAATAGATAACAGCCCTATATTAGATTTACTGGCAAAGCCGAATCCTATGATGTCAGGGTTTGATTTTTTAGAAGCGACACAAACATACCTTGAATTATCCGGCAATGCTTACTGGTTAAAAGTAAGGGGCAAGAACGATAACAAAATACAACAGCTATGGCCATTACGGCCTGATTGGGTTGAAGTAAAGCTTAATGACACCGGGCAAGTTAGTAAATATGTTTATAGAGTCGGCGCCGGAACGCAGGATTTTGACGCTAAAGATGTTATCCATTTTAAAGAAACAAATCCCAGAAGCTCAGTCTATGGATTGTCTGTTATTAAGCCGGCTTTAGATATAATTTCAAATCTCGTATATGCAACAAGGTGGAATAAGAATTTCTTTTATAATAATGCCAGACCTGATTTTTGGATAATCTCAAAGGCAAAGATTGGCAAGGAAGAGAAGGAAGAATTGAAGAAAAAAATGCAAGACGAATATGGCGGAGTTAAGAATGCCCACAAGTTCGGCTTTTTGGAAGGAGATGCAACGATTGTCGAGATGAATAAAACAATGCGAGATATGGAGTTCACACAGCTTACCGCTTCAATGATTGAGCAGATACTTGGAGCGTTTGGAGTGGGCAAAGCTATAATCGGTATGCAAGGAATGAACAGGGCAGAGGCTGAAGCTCAGATCTATACATTTTTGAGCTTAACAGTTGAGCCGAGAATTAGAAAGTTAGCCGATAAAATGAATGAGTTTTTAATCTCTGAATATGGTGACGATTTATATTTAGATTATGAAGACCCGACACCTGAGGATAGAGATAAGGTTTTATTAGAATACGAATCAGGCATAAAAAACAACTGGCTGGCAATCAATGAGATAAGAGATAGAGAAGGTTTACCTGCGGTAAAAGGCGGTTGGGATATTTATATGCCATTTAGCATGATGCCATTAGGTTCAGCCGGAACTCCTGAACCGAAAAAGATAGGCTCAATCAATGAGAAAGAATATAGGAAACTAAAAGAGGACAAATGGCAAAGTGTAATGAAAAAGAAAATCCTTGCAGGGAAACAAACTTTCAAAAGCGAGATTAAGTTAAAAAAAGAATTAACCGCCATAATCACAGACCAGCTCATTAAAATAAAATCTCTAAAAGACAGGAAGGATGAGATATGGAAAGAACACGATAAGCTTCTCAAGAATGATGAGCTTTTATTCAAAGCATTTATTGTTAAGCTGTTAAGAGGGCAAGAGAAGAGAGTAAAAGAAGCGGTTGAAGCTAATCTTCAGAAAGATATTTTTGATATTATGGATTGGGATAATGAAAAAGATTTATTTGTTAAGCTTTCATTACCCTTATTTACTGATATTGTAACAAGGCGCGGAGAAAGAGCTTCGTCTTTGATAGGAATGACATTTCAAGTTAATCCAAAGGTTTTAGAGTTTATAAACGATAAATCTTTTAGATTCGCCGACCAAGTAAATGACACTACAAAAGATGCCTTAAGAGAAACGCTGAAGGAAGGCTATGAAGCCGGCGAAGGAATACCAGATTTAACAAAGAGAGTCGGAGAGATATTTGATAGCCGAGAAAAATGGGAAGCTGAGAGAATAGCACGAACCGAAACAATTGAGGCCCACAATCAAGCGGACTTACTGGCTTATGAGCAGTCGGGGGTTGTATCAAAAAAGGAATGGTTAGCTGAACCAGACGCTTGTGAGCTTTGTCAAATAGACGGTGAATCAGTATTATTAAAAGAAAACTTTTCAACTGGTGATGACTCACCGCCGGCACACCCAAACTGCCGTTGTACAATATTGCCAGTATTAGAAGAATTTTAAACTAAAAATTAGGGAATAAATATGGAGAATATGTTAATACAAGCTCAGATCAAGACATTACAGGGCGGAAACTTCCAAGTGGTCGCTTCTACCGGTGATGTTGATAGACTGGGAGATACAATTTCTGTTGAAGGGTGGTATCTTGCCAATTATAAGAAAAACCCCGTGATGTTATGGGGACACGATAGTTCAATACCGGCAGTTGCAAGGGCCGAAAAGGTTTGGGTTGAAGATGGGAAGTTAATGATTGATGGAATGTTCGCGCCAACTCCATTCGCCCAAGAGTTAAGAGTGTTAGTAGAGAACGGATTTATAAATACTGTATCAGTCGGCTTCTTGCCATTAAAGTTTAATGAAAAAGGCAACATTGAAATTGAAGGAAAGATGTATAGCAGAATGACAGAAGACGAAATTAAGAAATCAATGTACGACAACGAATACGGAATGAAGTTTGATAAGCAAGAGCTATTAGAGGTATCTTGGGTAAATGTTCCCGCACTTCCACAGGCATTGGTATCTGCAAGAAAAGAAGGGTTGGCTTTAATGACAAAGGCATTGGAGGGTTTAGAAATAAAAGAAGTTATAGCAGAAGTAAAGGAAGGAAGAGTGTTATCAGCCAAAACACTCACATCAATTAAAAAATCAATATCTTCTATGGGAGAAGCTATTAGTGCCTTAGAGAGTTTGCTTATCGTGGTAGAGGACGAAAAGGAATCTGACCCAGAAGCAGAAGCTGTAAAAGACATTATCCCAGAAAAAGATGAAAGGTCGCAGAATCGTGAAGTGGTTAAGAGGGTTAGCCCTGAATTACGCCACTTGCGTATTGCTTACAAAGCAATTGAGGAAGTAATTAAAAAAGAAAAAATTAGGGGAAAATAATGAATAAGAAAGACGAAGAAATAAAAACACCCGAAGGAACACCTGCACCAGAAGCCCCAGAAGGCGAGGAAGGTGATGCTCCTGAAGGAGATGCAGAGGTGAAAAAAATGGAAACACTTATTGAAAAGAAACTTGAAGCTCTTTTCAAAAAGGTTAAAGACAATCCAGCAGAAAAGTCATTCAACTACAAAGAAGAAACTACTTTGACAAGGTCTGTTATGGAAACGGATGTCTATATGAGAAAAATTAGACCATTCGTAAAATTATCTCCTGCAATGGAGAAGTTTGTAGCAGATGTTAGGGCTATCGCCAGAGGTGAAGTCGTGAAGGCGGCTTTAAACGAAGGCGACCCAGAAGCTGGCGGATATACGGTCCCGGAGGAGTTCAACGCAGAGGTTATTCGATACGAAACAGAGTTATCGGTAGTCAGGCCAAGAGCAAGAGTTTGGAATATGACCAGAGATAAATGGTCAGCGCCAAAGCTTGATCAGAACGAAACTACTGATACTGCAAACACAGGCGCGACACATTTTGCTGGGATAATGTTTTATTACCCAGGAGAGAGTGGATTAAAAGTAGAAACAGAGCCACGATTCGGCAGAGTTTTACTTACAGCTCAGAAGTTGATTGGATTAACTTCCGCAACAGACGAGTTGTTAGAAGATTCAGCAGTTAATTTGGCGAACTACTTAGTGTCTTTGTTTGGAGAAGGATTAGCGTATTTTGAAGACTACAAGTTCTTGAGAGGTAGTGGTTCGGGTGAGCCATTAGGTATTATCACAGCCACAACCATAACAAGCGTAGCAAGAAATACATCTTCAAGGATATTACTTGAGGACATTTTGGCATTAGATAAAAACCTTCCAGCTTGGGCAGATAGAAATGCAGTTATATTAACGACAAAGGCAGGAATAGAACAATTGAGGTTAATCGGTGTTGAAAGCACAACCTCAAAGGTTGTATTCCAAGAGAGCTTAAGAGAAGGACAGCCTCCAACATTGCTCGGAAAGTCAATTGTCTTAACAGACAAACTTCCAGCAATCGGAACGAGAGGAGATATTGTCTTTGCTGATTTGTCTAAGTATTACATCGGAGATAGAGGCGCGATTCAAATTGCGTCATCTACTCACGACAGGTTCAGGTATGATGAAACTGTGTTTAGGTTGGTAAAAAGACACGACGGTCAGCCAGCTATCCCACAGGCATTCGTTGTACTGGGCGCTTAATAACCTATGACAGATAATCTTGAAAAAGAAACAACACAAGTAGTTTTATTAGCCGCATTACGAAGAGGCGATGGAGTTGCTTTAGCAGTTAACGGTACTTCCGTTGATTTAGCTGGAGAAGGTAGAAGGTTAATGGTTGTAGTATCTGTTGGTGCAACAGCAACAGCAACATCAGTTATTACAATTGAAGAGTCAGCAGATGATTCAACCTTTGCGACAATGACTGGTGGGTCTATTGCGATGAATACTACTGGTTCAGAAGTTGTAGATTTAACTCCTTCTAAAAGGTACATTCGAGCGACAATTACTCTGTCAGAAACAGATGCAATTACCTCTGTGTATAATGATTGCGCGGTAGTTGGTATTGTTTACAACGAAAGATACCGACCATCTAATGTTGCTTAAGTGGAAATAGAATAAGATGTTTCCTCCCTGTTACAATAGCGTAATGGGGAGGGAATAATCCTCCTTGATATAGTTGTCGGAAGAACATATAATTAGCATATAATACTTAAAAAATATAATATGCCATCAGGAATTTATAAAAGAGAAGGGACAGGAAATGGATTTCAAAAAGGACATTTGGTTCTTGGTGGGTTTCAAAAAGGTAATAAAATCGGACGAAGAATAAAAAAGGGAGAAAAATTAGCATTGGGGAAACGTTGGAAAGTTAAAGATACTTCTAAAAAAAAAGGTAGAAAGATAAAAGATACTTCTAAATATAAAGGTGGTAAAAAAGGTAGAAAGATAAAAGATACTTCAAAATGGAAAACGACTGGCAATGGATTTCAGAGAATAGATGGCACAATAAGAAATTATCCATATGACTGGACTGAAATTTTAAGAGAAAGTATTAGAGAAAGAGATAATCATATCTGTCAAGAGTGCGGACTACATCAAGACAAATTAGGCGGTTGTTATAAAAAATTAGATGTTCATCACACAGACTATAATAAAAATAATCTTGACCCAGAAAATCTAATTACACTATGCAGGAGTTGTCATATCAAAACAAATAATAATAGGGCATATTGGATAGAGTATTTTCAGGAAAAATAATAATAAATTAGGGTCGTCTATGTCAAAAATTAGGCAATGCGAAGAGTATCCTGCAACAGCAGTAGCAGTAGAACCTAAAGAGGTTATTGAGGTAGCAGAGAAGCC